GGTCGGGGTCAGGCCGCTCCGGGCGATGACCTGCTGCGCGAGAAGCGCCATGGGGTTTCTCCTGTCAGGAGGGGATGGACTGGATCTCGTACTGCACCGGCACGTACCAGAGCGGCGGCGTCACGTCGTCGTCGCGCTGGACGGGCGGACCGCCCTGGTCCTCGGGCTGCCATGCCTTGCGGCCTGCCACGGTCAGTGGCTGGTCGAGTGCCTGCCGTACTCTGTCGGCCACCCATAGGGCGCGCTCCATCGAGGCGCCCACGCAGGTCACTTGGAACATGACCGTCAGATCGGTGCGCTCGTCGGCGAGTGACGCACGCCCAGCCTGGCCGGGATCGGGGTAGAGGACAGCGAACTTGTCCGGCGGAACCCACCCGGTGCTGGTGGGTGTCCCGCCCAGGTAGACGGTCAGGCCGGCCCCGGCCAGCGCCGCCTGTACGGCGTCGACGTGGGGCAAGACGGTGGGTGTAGTCATCAGCTCACCACCACGTCAATCCGCGCTCAAGGATGAGCGCCATCTGCGCCTCGAACTGCGGCACCTCGTTGACGAGCGCGCGGCCGCCGTCGTTGTGCGGCGGGTTCTTCACCGACCCGTACTCCAAGAGGTTGCCGAGGGCTCCCTGACGTCCGGATTTTTCGGGGCCGATGATGGCCAAGACCTGATCCGGGCCGAAGGTATGCACGTCGTAACCGATGGTCCGTGGGTAACTGGGTGCGTGCTTCGGAGCGGACGCGCGGGCATTCACCCGCCACCCCATCTTGATTTTCAGCGCGCCCCGGGTAACAACCGCCCGGGTATCGCGCCGGGCCCGCGGGATGCCGCGGGCAAGGTGGACCTGCAGGCGCCGGACGTCACGCATGTCGAACGGGCTGCCAGTCACGAGCGGTCCTCCGTCCTGATCCGCCAGGCCGTCGACTGCTCGCTGAACACAGACCCGGTGACCCACAGGATGAGACCAGGCATGCGCGGGTCTCCCGACGTGAGCACTTCCACCCGGTCGCCGGCCAGGAGACGCACCCCAGGGGGCAAGGTCGTCGCCCATGGCAGCCCGATCTCGTACTCGCGCAGCACGACCTCGCGCTCGCCAGCCTCCTTGTCCTCGCCCGTCGACGCGGCGATTCCCTTCACCCGGGCCTTGCCCGTGTAGAAGACCGTCTGCGGACCTGGCAGTGTTTGCCCCGTCGTGCGGTCGAAGATGTCCGCGCCCTGCCGGTACAGGCGGATCTGCTCGCGCATGCGGGCCTCGGCCTCACGTCGGCCAGCCGCCAGCGTTGCGTCGAGCGCGCTCACGACGGGACCACCGAGAACGCCGACCGCCGGAACGGCCGCAGGGCTTCCTTGTGGGCCCTCGTCAGCGAGGCGCTGCCGATCGTCTCGGACGCGTAGGTGCGCTGGTAGTCGTCGATGGACACCTGGCGCAGGTTCTCCGGGTTCGCCAGGTTCATCGTCGCCAGGTCCAGAACCACATCCACGATGTCGTCGGGAACCTCGGTGTATCCGTGGCTGTAGGTGATGCGCACCTTGGGTGCCCACACGCCCTGGGCCCGGTTGTACGGCCAGCCCATCAGCCGTGTCGGCGCCTGCCACGGGTACCCGCGGGTCAGCTCATTGCCGAGGCGCGAGTAGTCCCGGTCTTCGAGCGCCGTCCATTCGATGCCGCTGAAATCGGCGACCTCGACCACCGTCAGCGGGTTGCCGCTGTCGACGACGAGCGGGTACTGCGGCAGGCGCAGTACCCGTTCCCCGCCCGGCAGGTCGATCGTGTCGCCGATGACGAACGTGATGTCCTGCCGGGTGTAGCGGCGCACCCGGGCCGAAGCGCGGCGGAGCGCCATGTCCAGCTGGGCATCGCTGCCTGTGGCGCCCGCGGCCTCGAGGTCGGCCGCCGTGGCGAGCGGTGGCAGTGCCATAGCGGCCTCCCCTCACTCCTTGACCGGTGCGGCCGGCTCCACAGTGGCGACCTTCTCCAGCTGCTTCACCAGGGTCGACCGGGGCTTGTCCTTCTCCTGCTCCGCGGCAAGAGCCTCTGCAGCCCGCTCCGGGTCGTCGCCGACCCAGGCCAGGACTGTGGCCGCGGCTGCCTCGATGTCGAGCTCGTCGGGAACCTGCGGTTCGGGCTCCGGATCTGATTCCAGAACGTCGACCAGTACCCCAGTCGATGCGAGGTGAGCGGCGAACTCGCCGCCGATCTCCTCGCCCTTCGCGAGATCCACCACCCTGTAGTTCCAGTACACCTGGCAGGCCTCACTGACCTTTACGTGCATGTGTGTCCTCCTCCTGGCGGACAGGGGCGGCCGTCGGTCGCCCCTGAATCCAGCATCAGGCGTGCTCGATGACGACGGCCCGCTTGTACAGGGCCGCGTCGTTGCTGGTGAGGGAGTCCGAAGGCACGCCGTAGTCGCCGACCCAGCTCCACGACGTGGAGATGGTCTGCTGCAGGCGGTCCGTCGGCGGGCGGACGATGACGGCCACCTCGACGCCCGGAGCGGCCTGGACCATGCGGATCTCGGGCACGTCCTCCACGCCGGTCCCGCGCAGCAGGTCGCCCATACCCTCGAACGGGGCCGCCATCAGCGCGCCGGCGCCCATGACAATCGGACGGTGCACGGTGAGGCTCGTACCGGCCCCTCCGAGCACAGTCGGAGCCTCGGTGTTGCGGACCCAGTCGATGCCGCTGAAACGGCCGATGCTCAGATCCTGGTAGATCGGAGAGTCGATCCGCCCCTGCGCGGCCTGCTTGAAGTCCGCGTCGGAGAAGAGCTGCGCCTCGGTGTCCGGGTCGATGTGGGCGACGTAGTACCCCCCGAACGACGGAACCTTCATCTTCCGGAGGCGGGTCACCGCGGCACGGAAGTGCGCCCAGGTCGCCACATTCGACCCGGTCAGGTCGTAGGCGGTGTTGCCTGCCGGACGGACCGTGACTGGGGCGTTCGCCGCCACCAGGTAGTCGCCGACCACGTCCGCGCGGGCGGTGCCGAGGGTCAGCGTGGACGTGCCGGCGTTGACTCCGGTCACGGTGTTCGCGACACCGGCGATGCTGACGGTCAGGGGGTTCGACGCGGAGACCGCGGTGGGGACCCCGTTGACCATGGCCTTGTCGAAGCCGTTCACCGACTGCACGATGATCGACGAGTCCGAGGAACCCGCAGTGGTGCACCAGGTGCGGCCGCCCGCGTATCCCGCGTACAGCTTGTTGCGGCACAGCTCGTTGATGGACTGGCCGGCGTTCGTACCCAGCGTCTCAACGTCTGCGACGTACTTGCTCTGCAGGGCCATAGCCGAGGTCAGCATGTTCGTGTCGACCGCGATGCCGTACTGGTCCATGATGACGGACCACTGCTCAAGGCCGTAGGTCTGCGGCGAGGTGTCCGACCCGGTGATGGCGGTCGGTGCCGAGGCCAGCAGGCCCTTGCGGGTGAACGTCTTCGTGTCGCCGAGCCCGCCCTGCCATCCCTCGCTGTCAGCGATGGCCGGGTACAGGAACTCTGCCGTCAGGGCGTCTCGGAACACCCGGTCGAGCAGGCCGTTCTGCAGCATGGCTCGAATTGGCGCCGGAACGGTCGACCGCACGTCGTGGCGGGCGAGGTCGAACCACGGCCGGGCCGCAGTCAGTGTGGTCATGTCTACTCCTGTGTGATCTGAACGGACACAAGGTCCGGGTACTGCTGGGCGATTTGCTCCAGGCCCAGCAGCGCGGTTTGGGTGATGGCCGACACGGCGGCGCAGACCCGGCCGTCCTCGGCGTGCTCCTCGTGACCGTCCACCTCAATCGAGGTGCGGCCCTCACCCAGACGGGCGTGGACTCGGATCACGAGCGTCGGCGATGACCGATGCGCGCCAGCTCGGCGTCGACTTCGGCGCGGTCTGCAGAGAGGTAGTCGGCCGGGGGATCAGTGGGGCGGGCGCCCTGGCCCGGATCGGGCCTGGGCTGCTTCTTCTTCTCCGGCTCAACGGCCGGGCGGCGCAGGTGCGGCTTGCGCTCCAGCAGCGCTGCGAGATCGGACACGATGGCCTCGGTGTCGATCTCCCCGTCGTCGCTGGTGTACTCGGTCAGGTCGAGGAAAGCGGCGGCGTCCTCGGGGTCGGCAAACTCCGCTGCTGCGGCCTTCACCTCGGCCCTGACAGCCCGCGCGGTGGCCTTGGCAGCCGCCTCGGCGGCGCGCTCAGCCTTCTCGGTGGCCTTGTCCAGATCGGACTTGTCGCGGTCCTCGAACTCCGCCACCTTGCGGGCGAGCTCGTCGGCGCGCTTCTTTTCGGCTGCGGCCGCCTTCTTGGCCTCGGCCCGCTCGGACTTCATGCGGTCCAGGGCCTGCTTGCCCTTGTCGCCGAGCTTGTCAGCGCCCTCGGGCTCCGCGTCGGGCTCCGGGTCGGCGGGATCGCCTTCCGGTTCCGGTGCGGGCTCTGGGTCCTGCGGCTCCGGGTCGTCATGCCGGGTGAGCTGGAACCATTCCGCGCCCTGGGCAGCGGAAAGCCAGCTGTTGCGTGTCCTGCTCATGGTGATGCTCCCGTTGCGGGATCAGTGACCAGGCCTTGCGCCAGGTCAGGTGAGGTCGGCTACCCCATGTAGCCGAAGCGCCGGAGCATCGCGATCGCTTGATCGCGAGACCCGGCAAGCTCGAAAATCTCCTCCGGCAAAAGCCGGGCGGTGGTCAGCGAGTAGCTGCGGCCGATGTCCGGCCGGACGCGCCCGGCTTGAACGTCGCGTCGCCGCTCGGAGCGATAGAACTCACCGCGGCGCGACGTGCCTTCCCGAGTCGCGCGCAGTCCGGACGTGGTGGTGTACATCCCGCGGCGGGCGTTGACGATGGCGTTGATATCGCCGCCCTCGCGGATCGCTCGGGCGCCGGCCGCGCCGAACGCCCGGTCCTGTTCGGCCTGGGACAGCGACCCAAAGTAGCTGCGCGGGTCGATGAATCCGCCGCGCTGCCTTCCTCGCCCGCGCGCAATGAGCGTGGTCGGCAGGTGGATGCAGTCGCACTTCGGATGTCGCTGGAAGCCCTTGTTCCAGCCGTACTCCTTGCTCGCCAGGATGATGCATCTGGAACAGGCGGGAGGCTGTACGACCCGCACATAGCCCTGGATCGTCCGAGCTCCCGTCATCGACGTGCCCACCGCACCGCGGCCGGCCTGCGTGACCTCCGACGCCGACAAGCGCAACGCCTGCCGAAGCCCCGCCATCAGGGCCTCATCGGTGCCGAGGCCACCCGCGATGCGCACCTTGCTCGTGATCACCGGCAGGTACATCAGCGACTCAAGCGACCGTCCGTCCGCGGCCACCCCAGCGAACGCCTGCGGCCGGACCCGTCCAGCCCGGTCCGACTCCACGCCCTCAGCAGCCACCACCGAGTCGACGTACTCGTCGGCAGCAGCAGCCGAGGCCAACTGACCGGCCGCGACCGCGCGGACGACACGAGGCCCGACCGAGGTCGACCACGACGCCGACAAGTCCCGCTGGTCCAGTTGCCGCCACAGCCGCTGTACCTCGTCCGCCGTCAACCGCGACCGGCGGGCCTGCGCAGCGTGGAACGCCAGGGCAATCTCCCGGGCGGTCCTGGTGCGCTGCACGTCAGCTCACCGGCACAGGCTCAGGCGCCGGGGCAGGCACCTGCTCGTCGACCGGCTTCATGCCCGCCTCCAGGGCGGCAAAGTCGCCAGCCATGATGCGCTGCATCGCGTCCTGGGCAGCCTGCTCGTCCTGCTCCTCCATCCGGCCGATCTGAGCCTGCGTGTAGCCGAGGTCCTCGCGGGTCTGCCGCAGAGGCACGATCTTCGCGACGTACTTCTTCACCGCAGCATCCGCTACCTGGGCGACCGTCGGCGTCGATGCGTCCCGCCAGATCGTCTCCAGGCTGCGGGCGTCCGGGTTCCAGTCGCCGTCGCGGAGTCGCATGACCTTGCGGTTGACGCGCTCCCATGTGCCGCCGTTGCCTCGCTGGCGGCGCTCCGACCGCTTCACCAGCCGAGTTTCAGCCGAGCGGATGCCGTCGGCTGAGGCCGGGTTGTCGGTGGCGTGCCCCAGGAAGTGGGGCGGCATCCCGGCAAGGGAAGCTACGAGAGAGGCCAACTGCTTGATCGTCTCGTGGAAGTTCGACAGTGTCGCCTCGGGGAACTGGATGACGTCGGCGCCGTCCTGCTTGCTCTTCTCGGTCGCCCACATCCGGCCGATGATCCGCGAAAACGCGCTCACCCTGCGGCCGTCCGCGTCGACGAAATCATCCTCACCGAAACCGAACGCCACCCTGCGTGGCGTGGCGTGATACTCCGCAGACACCATCATGTCTGTCGCTACTTTGCAGGCGGCATCCGATAGTGGGATGACGTCCGTCAGCTCGCTGACGCCGTTCGAGCACTTCAGCCGTGGGCGGTTCGCGAGCACCTCGACCATGACCTCGCCGATCTCGTGATCGTCGCGCTCATGCTCCGGGTCCTCGATCCACTGCCCCTTCTCCTGAACCCACCACGACGTCGAATCGGGCAGGTACAGGGCGGCGTGAGCGACCTTGCCGTCCTCGCCCTCTTCCGACCAACGCTTCACTGCGGCCCGCACGACGCGAGTACGCGGATCGAACTCTGCAAACATGTCGAGCGCCGACTCCACCGTCACCAACGGAGTCTTGTCGTCATCCTCGCGCGTACCGATGACCACATAGGCGCGGCCCATGACGAGCGCGTCGAGATGCCCCTGCTGGGACTGCTCGTCCATGTCGTTGGCCTGCCAGATGCGCCACAGCTCGTCGTCCGAGTCCGGCTCCTTCGGGAACCGGAACCCCTCGACGTCGAGACGCTCTTCGATCGAGTCCACTACCAGCCGCGGCCAGTTGATGACGACCTGCCGCACCGTCTCCTGCAGCTCCGCCTGCAACTCCGGCGCCATGTACGACAAGGGCTGCGTGCCCTCGTAGTACGAGTTCAGGCGCCTGAGGTCTGGCAGATCCTTGTCGTGGCACCGGATCAAGTGGGTGAGCCACTGCAGCTCCGTGCGTTCCACGGCCCACCTCATCTCATGATCAGCATCTTGGACTTCTTCTTAGGCTTGGCCTGGCCCGCGGCAACAGCGTCCGTGGCTGCCTCGTGGGCGAGCACCGAACAGACAAGCAGGTCGATCTTCTGGTGCACGGACGCTTTCCTGAGCACGTACCGATTCGCCGGCCTCGCGGCCTTCCTGGCGTTCCGAACGTGCAGAGACGTTGTCTCGCAGCCGTCATGCCGGAACGTGCTCTCGGCCTTCAGCACATCGGTCATCAACTGCTCGCACGCTGCGTGCATCTGCACGGCGCGCGTCGTGTGCCACTCGGTGACGCGCTTCTCCCCGAAGGACGCCTGCCACTGGGCGACTTCACTTGTCCAGTACGGCGGATCCGCGTACATGCGGACTACGTCGTACTGGCCGAAGATCTCGTCGACCGCGGCAGCGACCTCCAGGCGGGGCACCTGGCCCTCCCACTCGGCGGGATCCCAGACCGTCGGTCGACGGTCCGGCCCGTACAGCGGCGTGAACTGGTAGCCGTCCAACGTCTCGGCCCGCAACCCCGTCCAGTCGTCAACGTCGGAGCCGTCGAAACCGAGAACGATGCGCGTGCCGTCCGGAACCTCGCGAACGTCCTTCCGGCCGTCCCAATGGTCCTGCTGAAGCCACGCGCCCATACCGGCGACGATGCGGTTGCCGTAGAAGCGTTCCGCCTCGGCCGGCTCCTTCTCCATCAGCTCGGCGGCCTCGCCCTCGATGGCGTCGAGGTCGATGTGTGTGGAGCCCGCATACACGTGAGCGTGAATGCGCCGCCGCTCAGCCTTGTTCGTGTACGACAGGCCCTTCGGCGGCAGCCGGTGGTAGCGGTAGACGTCGGTCTGCTTCGTCTCCGCAGTCTTCTGGGCCACGGAGTTCTCCGACGGGTCCCACCCGTTGGTGGTCTCGAGACTGCGACCGGACATGCCCGCCAGGCCGCGGCGCTGCGTCGTGGCCACCTTGGTCATCTTGTTTGTCTCGGTCCAGATCCCCGTCTCGTCCTGGGCGACGAAGGTGACCGGGTTGCCCAGCCGGGACTGGGCGCTCGAGGTGACAACGTCGATACGACCGTCGTTCGGCAGGCGAATGAATTGCTCGCCCACCTTCATGAGCTCTTTCAGCGGGCCGTTGCGGACCATCGCCTGTAGCGGCCGGTAGATGTTGTCCGTCTGCTGCTCACTCGTCGCCGTGATCTGGATCAGCGGCGTCGTCCACGGGCGTCCCATCGGCTCACCTGGCTCGTACTCGTACACCCACCCGCAGCCGCAGCCGCGAGCCCGGCAGTCGTAGCGCTCGCCGCCTTCCGCCCAGCCGCCGAAGAGGACCGGGCCGACAGCCTCAGCCGCCACGATCCCGGCCGTCCATGGGCCCTTGCCGGACTTCTGCGGTGCTACGACCTGCCCGCGTCGGTAGTGAAACGCCGTCGACAGCTGACCGACCGCGGCCGTGGGCCGAACCCGGTAGAAACTGGCCGTGGCCCGCAACTGCCAGTCGTACATCTCGAACGGTTGTGGCTCGGTGATCAGGCCGCCGACCGACTGAAGCCAGCAGTGGCGAGCAATCCAATCCGGGACGACGTACAAGGTGGGGAAGTCGAGCGGCCAAGTCCCGTCGTCAGCCGCTACCACCAGGCACCGCCCTCAACCGGGCTCGAGCCGAGTTCGGGGCGACCTTCGCAGGGGTTGACCGAGTTGTCGGCGCTGCCTCTTCTTCGGTCCGGTCAACCCGCCACCGGTTCGCCCGCATCCCTGGCGTTGTCAGGCCCAAGCTGTCGGACATCTGCCGGACCAGGGTGCCGAGGTTCACCCCAGCATCCGCCTTCTCGGCCTCGGCCAGGCGCCGCACGTACAGCGCCACTTCGATCTCTTGGCCATAGCGCTCCCACATCAGGGCCTGCGGCTTGGTCCACAGGTCAACCCATAGGTCGTCTTCGCGGTCGGTCTGCTCGGTCAGGGGCCAGTCGGGCGTTGCGCCCTGGCGGCCTTCGGCAGGCAGAATCGTCCACTCGCCGGCATCCCGCTCACGCCGCAGAGCGGTCGGATCGGGGGCCGGCCCGGAGCGTGCGCGTGCACCACCCTTTGCCATGTTGATCACTCCAGTTGGCCGCGTTGCGCGGCAAAAACGCCGTCACATTGCGTGACAGCGGAGCGTGATCGCTGGTCGGCAGAGCAAGATCACCCGAGGTTCTGAACCTGGAAAACCTGCCAGCCACCTCCCCGGCGGTCCCTGTTGGATCATGATCAAGGGGTCCATCCCCGGGGTGATCATGGCCCT